CCACTACCAAATTGTAAATCAATTGTGTTATCAGAATTTACTTTGGTTGAAAATCTACGAGGTACTTTTTGTACTTCTAAAACATAAGGAACTGAGCCAGAAAAATCACTTAAATCCGAATTATATGATGTATTTGGTTTTTCAACAAAAATACTTTCTTGTGCCAAATAAGGAACTTCATACCATATTTCATTTGTATTAGAATCTGTAACAGAAGTTATCTCTATAATATTAGAATCATTTAATGTTGTAGATGGGTAATCTGTATCTGTTCCTTGAAATGTAATTGAAGTTGACACTTCTCTTGCTGATATAGCTTTAACAGTTTTTGAAATTAAATATCTTGTCGGATTACCATTACCATCTCTTTCAAATACACTAACAGAATTACTATCCGTTTCTGCAAAATTAACAGAATCTGTTGTTCTAAATATTATATTACTATTAGTTAAAGATTGAATTTCCATTCCAGACTTTATTCTTAAATAATATCTACTGTCTGGCACACTATTTGCCCCAACACCAACTGATGGTACTAATTGATAAACTGTAATAGTTGTTACGGCGGGAGATGATATTTTTGGTTTATATCCCATTGCTTGAGCCAATGCTATAACGTTTTTACGTTCAGTAGCATATGCCAACATTGATTCTTTTAATTGAACATCTTGATAAAATTATAAAATATCACCGATGGAAGCAGCATGCTCTATAAATATTGTACCTGGTGATGAATCTGAAAAATCAGCATACGAATTTGGAAAATAAGTTTTTGTATAATCTATTAAATTTTGCTTTAATGAAGCAAAATCTTTACCAAGATAACTTATCTTTTTATTATCGTTTCCCCAATTTTTATCTATAGGTTTAATTGCCATTATTAATTATTTACATTTATTTGTACTGAATCACCTAAATTTGGGTTTGATACTAATGAAAATTTAATATCCAATCCAATTGTATGATTATCTATATCATTATTATCATAATCAAATAATATTTCATCTATATTTAAATAAGGTAACCAAATAGATACTGCATCAATTATTGTAGTTTCTATTTTTTTATCTATTTGTCCTTCAATAATTGGCTCAAATAATAATTTCCAAATATCACAACCAAATTCAGGATTCATAATTCTTTCACCTTTGTGCGTAAGAATTAGATTTTTTAAATTATCTTTTGCTTGAGTTAAAGTTGTATAATTAACAGGGAATATTCCATTAGAATTTGATGTTTTATTTATACCAATTCCTATTATTTTATAGTCGTTCTCCGCTAAATCTTGTACTTTTACTTTACCAAGTTCTAAAGCCATTATTTAAATCTTTTTACTAATTCTGAATAATCTCTTGTTAATGCTTTCATAGTTGCATCTTGTAATGCATCTCCTGTTGATTCAAATTGTTGTGGTATAGCTTGTGGAACACCTGAATCTCTGTAATCCATAGTTTCCCACCCATCTTCTTCAACACTCATTTGTGGTTGTAGCATATCTAATACACTTGCCCCACTACCCATTCCTCCCTCTGCTCTTTGCTCGGCTGAAAATGGAGTTGTCATATTAAGAATCTCATTAATCATAGGGTCTTTTGAAAATTCCCTTTTAAGTTGTTGAGTTTTTTGTGGTTGTTGTACCGATGCTCTGCTTTTTTGTAAAGCAGCACTTGCCGCAGCAAATGGGTCTGTAGTTGTAATCGCCTCCTTTAATGTAGGAGCTTGTGGTTTTCTGTTAGAATTTAATGTAACTGCACCAGATTTAACTAACTTTGTTATTTCAGAAATAACTTGCTGTCTAACCTGTGTTTTAACTTCATTCCTAACCACTTCTTTAATAAGTGATAATAAAATGTCTGATTTCATAATAAAAATGTATTCGTTATGTTAATAAATATAATAAGTTGAAATTTATCCTTTAATTGGTTTTATGGTATTTGGTGCAGGAGGTCTTTGAGCAATTGTTTGTGATAGAGTATCAGTTGCCGCAGTTAATGAATCTTTTAAATTTTGTTTTATTGCAGCAGAATCCAATTTTCCACCTTCAACCAAACCACCCGCAACATCTGTTATAGTTCCAGCCACAACATCACCTATAGTTGTATTTTTTCCTGATAATCCTGCTTCCACTAAAGCAGCTGCTCCTTCTGCTCCTAAAACTGCCAATGCCTTTGGTGATGTTGCAACTTTAACTGCAGATTTTACACTTGCTTTTAATGTATTTTTTATTGTACTAGCTAAATTATTACTTTTTACAACGGATACTGGTTTTACAAAATATCCAACATATGGTAAAATACCTGGACCAGGAGGAGCAGGTGGTGGGTATTGTGAAAGACACGTTATTATACCACTAACTGTTAATAAATGTAAAGATGCACTTGCAATAAAACTCATTAACCAGGGTTGAACTGTCCCCATAGCAGGTATTGTTATAGGTGTCCAAATTCCAGGAAATATATTTATACCAAGCGTAGTTTGTATATTTTTTACAGTTCCTAAACATGGAATTGTTGGGGTATCAATTAATGTTGTAAATGCAGGTGTCCAATATGCTAATATAGCAGGACCAATATCTCTTAATAAATCTCCATTTTTACTTATAGATGTTGCTTTTAAAGTTGTCATTAAAGTTGAAAACATAAGTGCTTTATTCCCTAAACCAATTGGCATTCCACCTATTATTGTTTTTCCACCTCTTATAACTTTATCATATTCATCCGTCAATAATTTAGCAAACAATGTATTATCAACGGTATTTTTTATTGAAGTTGCAGTTTCCGAATCTAAATTTTGTTCAATACCAACTGTTACGGCTGCCGAAGTTAATCGTTTAACAACCATAACTTCTTCCATATCCAATGCCATATTTAAATAAAATTCCGTCCAAGAATCAGTAGTACCTGCACCAAGTACCATATCTTTAGAAAAATTACCTAATTTGGCAGAAATTCCCATTTTATTTACTTAAAAAATTAGTAGAGGATAATAATTTATTTAATTTTGATTTTATAGAAGTAAATTCCGAATTATTTATAGGTCCATTTGGCATTCCAAAATTAGTAGGACCAGATGGTGTCCAATATGTTTGATTTAAAATTGCATCTATTAGTTCTTGCATTAATTTAACCAATTCTCCTCCCAATACCATTTTTTGAACTGCTGCATCTGCATCTCCTTCTCCACTATTTTTACCCAAATATATTTTACCATTATTTGAATTTAAAAATATTTGATTTGCATCCAAAGATTCTATTGTAACATTTTCAGACGATAATAAATGTATTGGTTTTGCAGCATCTACCGAAAATGTACCATCAGTTATAATACCAGTATTACCTTTTCCAAATATAATAAATTCATTTGCTTTTGCAGATAATATAATTCTATCAGAATTTACAAATAACTGGTCTCCACTAAAATCGGATGGATATCCAGCAAATGCGGTTTTGTTTTGTTTAATAGTTTCTTTAAATGGAACTTTTGTTTTACCGGATACAATATAAATTGATGTACCATCTTTATTTATATCTTCATCAATTAATTCACCAATTTTTTTACTATCTAATTCTGGATTTTGTTTGTTTCTAATGAATATACCCGGATACGATTTATCATCCGATGATAAAAAGAATTCAGATAAACGTATTGTATTACCAACTCTACCACTTAAAATAGTATCTCCTTCTTTTGGTTTTAAAAATTTAATCTTTTCTTTTACTTTGTAATTGTTATCATCTTTGTTATTATTGTTTGTTTTGGTAATTCCACCTGCCGCATCTGCTTTTTTAGGGTCTAGTCCATCACCAGTTTTAGGATTATTATCTTTTTGAGTATTGTTATAAATTGTATAATCTTTTCTATAATTTGGATATGGAGTATTTGTATACGGCATCCAAAATGTTTGACTGTATGTATCAAACATTCTTAAAATTACAACAGTTTCCCCTTTAATTGGAAATGTAAAATTATTTTTATCAAATGGTCTTGCAATATTATCTTTTTGATTACTATTTTCAAATCTATAAGTTATTGCACCATATAAACTTGAATCATAATCAGTAAAATCTTTATTTTTATTATATACGGAAACAGTATCATTTATTGAATTATCTACTTGATTCTTTTCATACAATTCAAATTGTTTATTTGTAGGATAAACTGTATCTACTGTTGCTAAAAATGTTTCCATTATAATTTAGTTTTTATATCTTCTATTTCAACTTGAATATCTAATAACTTTTCATCATTCTTTTTATCAATCTCATTAACAGTATCTTCCAATTCTGTTAATAATTGTGCTTTTTCATGCTCACTCAACCAACCATCTTCTCCAATTCCTTTTGCTTCGGCAGCTGCTAATCTTTGAGCAATAGTTGCTAATTTAATTAAATGGTCATCATTTTTAATAGATGAATCAATTAAATCTCTAATAATGGGTGCAATCACAGTTGCTTCTCCCACATTCTTTATCAACTTACGAAGTGATTCAATCATGTCTGATATATTCTTCTTTTTTGTTTGTTGATTTTCGTAAATATCTTTAAATAATGATGATAAATTTTTACCATCAAATAACTGAAATTCGGATGCCATATTTTATTGTTTATTAATAATTATTTAGTTATCAAATAATTCTCTATTATAAGATAATCCATTTCGGAATTTAAAAAAGTCCATATTGCCTTTTTAGGGTCATTTGTGATTGTATGGCCATTTAGATTGAATGAAGTGTTTAATAGTATAGGAGTTCCACTTATTTTTTCAAATTCTTTTAACAATTTATAATATAATGGATTTTGTTCTTTTCTAACCGTATGTATTCTTGCCGAACGGTCAACGTGTGTTACGGATGGGATATCTTTATATCCAGTAACTTTGACAACCTGATTCATATAAGGGACTTCTCCTTCGGATTCAAAATATTTTGTATAATCTTCGTAAGTTACCGATGGGGCAAACGGTCTAAATGATTCTCTTTTCTTAACAACTTTATTTATTTTATCTTTAATATCCGATAAATGTGGATTTGCTAAAATAGAACGATTTCCCAAACCTCTTGCACCAAATTCTGTTCTACCTTGAAACCACCCAACAATTGAACCATTGTTTATCATTTGAGCAACTTCTTTTATTAATTCGGAATCAGATAATTTACGAATAACAATATCATCCAAATTATCTTTTAAAGCATCTTCTATTTCATCTTTTGAAAAATCAGGACCTAAGTATGGTGATTGATTATCACCACCTAATTTTTTAGAATATCCTAAATTTTCATGCCAAACATATAAACAAGCTCCAATAGCAGAACCCGCATCAGATGGGGCATACGGAATCCACACATCCTTTATAGATGTGTTTTGTTTTATTTTACCATTGGCAGTTCCGTTGTAAGCACAACCACCACCTAATACTAAATTGGTACTTTCAATATATTCTGTTGAAAGATTAATTAAATAGTAGAAACACTTTTCATACCAGCTTTGGAGAGCAGATGTCAACTCCATATGATGTAATTCTATTTCTGAATCAGGAGTTCTTGGTTCAAATCCAATTAATTCTACTAAATCCATAGTAAACATATCAGTATTAGAATATTCCCAAGTAAAATACTTTTGGTCTATACTGATAATATCTTCTCCACCCAATTTAGTGAATTTATCAAAAATGTGTTCGTAATTTTTAGGAGTTCCGTATGGCGCTAATCCCATAACTTTGTATTCTCCTTCATTTGGTTTGAATCCCAAATATGCAGTTATTGTTGAATATACTAACCCTAATGAATTTGGAAAATATACCGATTTTATTTCTGTAATGCCAGTATTAATATCACATTTAGCAATAGAAACGGTATCCCATTCACCTACACCATCAATTGATATTCCAATAGCATCATTAAATGGAGATGTATAAAATGAAAGAGATAAATGAGATAAATGGTGTTTAACTTTAAATAACTTACCTTTAAACCCAATATGTTTTTCTAAATATTGAGCTAAATCACCTTCTGTTGATTTAAATTCTTTTTTAAAACCAAACCAAGTTTTTAAATTGGTAAGCCACTTTCTACCTAATGTGTTCTTTACCCTATCATACTTTAGTTCTGGGTTCTCATACCAACATACAATATCAATATCGTCAACCGTTACATTTGCATACCTTAAACACCAAGCAATTGCCTTAAACGGAAAAGAGTTGTCATGCTT